TTTTAGCCATTGCTTGCATAGCTTTTGTAGTGGCTGCTTTAAATAAGGGGTTATTTGTATTGATAAGTTCCTGAATCTTCTTACTCAGTCTCATCTCATCAGTAAGGGATGCCATATCCGTAGTTTGGACGGCTGGATCATCTACAACAATAGGATTATCGCCAGTTCCATCTCCGGTTCCATCTCCGGTTCCAGTTCCATCGCCAGTTCCATCTCCGGTTCCATCTCCCCCACCTTCAGTTCCGGTCCCGTCTCCAGTTTGGTCAACTCCATAGTCAGCGCCTTGAACCACACCCTTTACAGTATTATATTTATCACTCATGCCACTAGGCTTTTTAACAGATTCTTCCGCCCAGAGTGGTCCCGTGTTGAATTTCCAATTCCCGGACTGAAGAGCGCCTACATTTGGATTCCCTTGGCCTTGACCTTGATAATCAGAGCCTGTCTTCGTGCTTCCCTCAAAAGGGGTGGAATAAGCCATTGAGAAAAGAACATCATTTATATTTGTGTCCGGCCCTTTAAGGCGTTGCGCCCAATAATCCGCACCACCTTTTATATTTCCAGCAATAGCTGAAACTGGTATATTTGTTCCTTCAATATAATCTACCATTCTTTATCTCCTAACTCCTCTAGCCGAAAATTCTACAATTGCTCCCTGAAGAGTAATTGGTTTATCGTAAATAGAACTATTTGCAATTATTAATCCCATGTTTGTTCCTATTCCGTTTATTTTTACTCTCTCTGAAGCAACAACTGTTACTCCAGTATCGCTATTGCTTATATCTGATTCTGTCCATTGGTCTGCAGTTACAGTTACTGAATAATCACTAGATACAGGAGACGTTTTGGGAGTAAATGTTCCACCAAAATCATAAGTAGGTGTAACTGTTAGCGTGGTAGAAGTGTCTGCGTTTATTTCCAATCCCAATTCCCTAAACCTCTTTCTTGTTCCGGGTGAATTGTAATGATAATAAGCTGTCCTCACAAAAGAACCTACAGTCTCGCCATCAAAACTTGTTCCAGAATCTAATCTCCTCACATAACCGTCATCAAACCCACCATATAAAACCTCAAATCCATCAGAGTCTTCTGCAGAAATAACACAATTAATCTGATGATCTAAAGTGAATGGCATCAAACCTTGGTTTCTCTTATTTATAAATGTCATTTCAACACCCGTCTTATCATCAAAATAAAGACGATATTGATTCTTTCCTCTAACCCTTAATGAATCGATTGCATTATCCTTTTTCTTTTGTATATAAGGATCGATCTTATCTGAAGCTACCGAAGATTGGAAATCTCCAAAATATTGAACAGTGAAAATAGATGAAATTCCTCGGTCATCCAAGAAGAATGTTTGGTCCATTTTTTGAAGAGTGTAAGGGATAGCGCCAGCACCTGCATGAAACTTCCTTAATTCCCAATCTGCAGAAGAGGTTCCATAAAGCATGTAAGCATCATTCCTAGTAAATATGGACATTACATTATTAACTTCAGTAGAAAACCCGCTAACTTCATCCCCGATACCAAGTTCTGCAGCGCCAGTAACTGCACTCCATTTGTTTGGAGCAGCTATACTGGAATGCTGAATAGAACCATTGGCAAACGAAAAGAATAAATGTTTTTGATGAGTGGCTATATGCTGAGGTACATTCGTTTCCATGCCGGTCTGGATTTTTATAAACGTAGTTCCATCAAATGAGAACCCGGCATCTACAGTATTAGCACCATACAAAGTAATGCCTGTTGTTTGGCCCATAAAATTATAAACTGAGAATTCGTACTTCCCCCCAGCACTAAGAGTTTGGGGGTTTGTCGTTCCAGAACATTTTGCAACAGTAACCTCAGTAGGTTCTGATGCACCATTCACTAATGCCTTCTTGATTCCGCTTACTTGTATTTCTTCACTATTGGTCCAAGTTCCACTATTATTTTTGACTGAAATATAACCAGCAGCCGTTCCATCCCAAGCCCCACTCGTTAATGTTACACTTGTAACTGTAGCTGTCTTCCCGGATGTTCCACCTACAATAGAATCTCCAGCGCTAAATTCAGTATCACCAGTATCAAATGCCAATAAAGGCATTTTCAAAGATTCATTATCTTGAAATGTACCGGTTATGTTGGTTAGCACCATAGTTCCAGCAGCCCCTTGAGACCAGAGGCCATGATAGGATATACCCATCAAATCCCCTTGAGCATTACTGGTTGCGCCTTTTAAGGTTGTCGCAGTTCCTACATTTCCGGGAACTGGTTCTCCAGCTGTAACTGTACTGTCAAAATTTAATGCAGTGCCAAGATCAATCTCAGTCCAACCTGTAGAGGTAGATTTATACATTCCAGCAGTTGCTCCACCACTCTTATTCCTAAAGGCATAAACATCGCCATTAAAAACAGCAACCCCTAATACACTTCCCTCTCCGGGAACAATAGTGATATTGCTTCGTTGATCTTCTATAGCTGTTCTTGCCTCAGAAACAATGGTAGACCCAGAATAAATATCCCTTAATACTGGAGGACCATCTGAAAGCGCGGTGGCAAGTAGCCCCATTATCCAACCCTAAAGACGGATAACTGACCATAATGCATCTGGAAGTTCTCAGACCCAGCATCTCCATGTTTTACTTGTGCTAACAAATCTGTATAAGTTGTATGTCCAGTAGTATCAATTATTCCAGAAGCAGATACCATGTTATCTAAAGTTGCCGCTACTCTTTGAACCGCGCAGTCATAACCGGGATATACTACACTTCCACCAGTATCTTGTGTTGCAATTCTGAACGTCCATATTACAGTGTCCGTTCCAGTTTGTGCAAAACTAATACCAAGATTGACCATGAAGAAACCTTTGTCATATATCCTGATTCTATCGTTAGCAAAATCAGCATCGGTTCCTACAGTTGTTGAAGACACGGTTCCGGTATCGTCTTCTGCATCGGCCCCTGTGCTTCCTGCATTCCAATCTATTGTCGTAGTTGTAGCGGTTGATATTGCTTGACTGGCTGGCGTTCCCGCTTTAGCACATATAGTCGCATACCCACCCATTCCAGTTTCTACAAATTGCCTAACCATCTGGGCAGTAATAGCCCCTGTAGTATTATTAGCAAAACTAGTTCCTGTTAGAACTGATCTTTCTTTTCTTAAAGCTGTTGGTGTTCCCATTAACTAAACTCCACATTGAATGCAGCGCTAAAAGCGCTATCCTTATTTAAAAATAATAAAGTCTCTCCATCTTGAAGAGTCCCGCTTACCACAATAAAATATACGTACCCCTCTGCGGTTGAATTTGAAAAAGATCCAGCAGAAGAATCGCCAGTTACATCCTCAATACTTACCTGAAGTATGGAGCCAATAGCGCCGCTTGTTTCACCCTTTACCATATCTCCAGTTGCTGGTATCTGCATATCAAAAGCAGTATTAAACGCATTACTAAAAACAGAATCCCTAGAAGTTCCGATAGTGAAAGGGATTCTATAAAAAGTTATAGCTGATGGTAGTGTTTGCCCATCAAACCTTTCATATCCATCTAATCTTCTATATCGCCCTCTTACATCTACTTCAAAATTATCTGCTGCAACTAATTCACCAGGCCTCATAGACAATGCTGGCTCTACAATATTTAAACCACCCTCAAAAGGGAAGTAGTCAGACTCTAGCCCAGAAGGTTTAAGCTGACGCCTAGTTAACTTTGTCATTGTGGAACTACTGTAAAGTTATCTATATTTTGAGCCCTGGATAACCTTCTATTCTTCTGCCCAGGAAGTTGGTCTGCCTCTAGTTTATCAAGCAGATCTTCAAACTCTGCTAAAGCCCCTGATAAAATCTCAGGAGCATCCTCATTCTCAGCATAATATATCTTAGCCCTTGCTGTTATAATCCTATGAAACCTGGATGGAATAGGTGACTCACTAGAGTCAACGCTCATTTCAGTAGGGGTTTTCCAATATGATGCAGATACGGCTGTTGTAGCCGCTGGAGTAGGATATAGATCTATAACATTATCCGGCTTAACAGAAAAAACCTCTGGAATATCTGATGTTATAGAGCCAAGCTTATACTCTAAATTATAATCATCCCAATCCATGTATTCTAACTCTTGATATGAATTTGTTCCCTTAGCTAGAACAAAGGAATCTAATTTCCAATTGCCTAAATTAGATGGGGATGTTAAGGTGGAAACATCTGCAGTTGGAGTAAGAGTTGCTTCTGTCCAAAGAAAATCCCAATTAAACCACCTACTTTGTATATCTACATCAGCCTCTTTTACATAACGAACAACCGCGTTCTCCTCCTCGGACAAGGAGGATGAAGTAACATCCGATGGCCCGGACCCTGGTATCCCAATATCTCTAGCCATATTCTGACATAAAACTAAATAGGTACTCATATCAAATTCTTCACTATATCCTTATAAATATCGTTTGGTTTTATATTAGCGGCGCACATTGCACCGCCAGTTTGTTCATCCCTGCTACAGGTGTTAAATCCGTAATGCATTTTATGACAAGGAAAGCAAAAATTATCATAGTAATCCGGAGAAAAAGAAGTAGTATTCCTCCAGTGTTTAGATAAGTTTT